GACGTTCTCTTCGAATTCAACGATGAAATTACTCGTACCAACTTTGTAAATACAATTGAACCATTCCTTCGTGATGTACAAGCAAAGAGAGGTATTCAGGATTACATCGTAATCTGCGATGAGACCAACAATACTGCTGCTGTCATTGATAATAATGAATTTATTGCTGACATTTACATCAAACCCGCAAGATCCATCAACTTTATTGGACTGACATTCATTGCCACTAAGACTGGTGTGAACTTCGAAGAAGTTATCGGAACATTCTAATTTACCTAGAGGTTAAAATCTATGGCTACCAGAAACCAACTAAATCCACCTCCACTAAGAAAAATTACTGATTTCAAAAGTAAACTGACAGGTGGCGGTGCCAGAACTAACCTCTTTGAGGTTGTTCTTTCTTTCCCAGATGCAGCTCCTGCTGATACCGAAGTTCTTGATAAAGCACGTTTTATGGTAAAAGCAGCTGCTTTACCTGGATCAAACGTAAACTTCCTTGATGTAGCTTTTAGAGGTCGTACTCTAAAAGTTGCTGGTGATAGAACTTTTGAGAGCTGGACAATCACAGTTATCAACGATACTGATTTTTCAATTCGTTCAGCATTTGAAAACTGGATGAATGTAATGAATAGAGTATCTGATAATACTGGTGTAACTGATCCAGCAGTTTATCAGGCAGATGCATTTGTTTACCAACTTGATCGTGATGGTTCTACTCTGAGAGCGTATCATTTCTATGATCTCTTCCCAACAAATATTAGTTCAATTCCTTTAGCATATGAAACTGAAGGAATTGAAGAATTTACTGTTGAGATGCAAGTTCTCTGGTGGGAAGCAATCAGAGGTAATTCACCTTCAGCGGGTGGACAGGATATCAACTAAATAAAATATAATAAACGTTTAAAAATTATACGATGACAAGACTTTTTGGTTTTTCAATTGAAGATTCGGAAGATAAGTCTAAGTCTATAATATCACCCGTCCCTCAAAATAATGAGGACGGGTCTGATTATTATATTCAAAGTGGTTTTTATGGACAATATGTAGATATTGAAGGTGTCTATAGAACAGAGTATGATCTGATTCGTAGATATCGTGAGATGTCTTTGCATCCAGAAGTTGATGGCGCAATCGAAGATATTGTAAATGAGGCTATTGTTAGTGATCTTTACGATTCCCCGATTGAAATTGAACTTTCCAATCTAAATGCGACAGATAAACTCAAAAAAGCTATAAGAGAAGAATTCAAGTATATCAAAGAGATCATGGATTTTGATAAAAAATCCCATGAAATCTTTAGAAACTGGTATATTGATGGAAGAATTTATTATCTAAAAGTTATTGATGTAAAGAAACCAGAGGATGGTATTCAGGAGCTTCGTTACATTGATCCAATGAAACTGAAGCATATCAGACAGGAGAAAAAAGATAAAAGTAATCAAATTGGTGGAGCCATTATGACTTTGGGTAAGGATAATGATAATTATCCAAACCCAGAAATCGAAGAGTACTATCTTTATCAACAGGCACCCAATAATCTAGCAACACTCAATGCTGGACCAGCATCAAAAAGAGCAGTAAAAATTGCCAAAGATTCAATTGCACACTGCACTTCTGGATTAGTTGATAGAAATAAAGGAACAATTCTTTCTTGGTTACATAAAGCAATTAAAGCACTCAATCAACTTCGTATGATTGAAGATAGTCTTGTAATTTATAGACTGTCACGTGCACCAGAGCGTAGAATTTTCTATATTGATGTAGGAAATCTACCAAAAGTGAAAGCAGAACAATATCTCAAAGAGGTAATGTCTCGCTATAGAAATAAACTTGTTTACGATGCGAACACTGGAGAAGTTCGTGATGATCGTAAGTTTATGAGTATGCTTGAAGATTTCTGGCTTCCTCGCCGTGAAGGTGGAAGAGGAACTGAAATCACAACTCTTCCTGGTGGACAAAATCTGGGGGAACTTTCTGATATTGAATATTTCCAAAAGAAACTTTATAGAGCATTAGGTGTTCCAGAAACAAGAATGCCTGGTGGTGGGGATGGATTCAATCTAGGTAGATCTTCAGAAATTCTTAGAGACGAACTTAAATTTTCAAAATTTGTTGGAAGACTTCGTAAGAGATTTGCAAATCTTTTCAATGATATTTTAAGAACTCAACTTATTCTCAAAAATATTATTACTCCCGAAGATTGGGATAAAATGAGTGATCATATTCAATATGATTTTCTATATGATAATCATTTTGCAGAACTCAAAGAATCCGAGTTACTTACAAATCGTCTCACACTTGCTACCACAATTGAACCTTATCTCGGAAAATATTATTCTGTTGAGTATGTTCGTAGAAAAGTTTTACGTCAAACTGATGCAGAAATTATTGAAATTGATCAGCAAATTGATGATGAAATTGAAAAAGGAATTCTTCCAGATCCAAATGCGGAAATGGGAATGGATGCATCTGGAGTTCCTTTTGAGGGTGGTGGAGAAGCACCACCACTTGAAGGGCAAGGTGCGGGATCAGAGATGGGAATGGTTCCAGCAGAACCAGCAGTTCAAGAAGCATTACCAGAACCAGGCCCTAAAGATGGCCTAATATAAATAATCGTATATAGCAAAATATTAACTTTATGGAAGAACTTATCGATTTGATTGTGACGGATTCTTCACCATCCACAGTCTCTGATCATATGAAAAATATTATGTTTGCAAAAGCTGCTGAAAGAATTGAAACGATGAGACCAGAGGTTGCTGCTGCAATGTTTGGCGATTCATTCTCTTCTGATGAATTCGATGAGCAGGATGTTGCAGATGACGGTGAAACAGAAGAAGGTTACGAGGAACAGTAATGGCCCTAAGAATTGTACAGACAGTTTCTAAAATAGAACCAACTGGTGCTAGTCCATCATTGAGTGATCCTATTGTTCTTCGTAGTGGATATATCAGAATATCTACTGGATCGACTGGGGCATATGTTGCTATAGGAACAAGTCCAGTAGCAACAGAGAATGATTTCCATCTTCCACCTTGGAACAATGAAGTATTGAAGGAAAGACTAGCACGTCAAAAAATTATTGGAATTACTACTGGAACAACAACTATAGTATCTTTCGCAGCAAATCAATGTAGTTTTGAAGTTGGTGATTATGTAAGTATTAGAGATGCTTCTCCAGCAGGTATTAATACAACACACGTTCCAGTTTTATCAATTACAGATTCGTCAGTTGTTATTGGTTACGATAGTTCTAGCGTCACAAATGTCCAAGTCTTGAACAATCAAGCAACTCTAGCAAGAACTGTAAAAGTTTCTGCACTTTCTGCTGGAGCTGGATCAGACGTAAGTATTTGTGAAGTAGTACAATTAGTCTCAGAATAAAAATGAAACTCATCACAGAAGAAATTTCAAAAGTAGAATTTATTACCGAAGGTAAAGGTGCTGAAAAGAAGTGCTATATCAAAGGCATTTTCTTACAAGCAGAACAAGTTAATAGAAATGGGAGAATGTATCCCATGTCTATCATGGAGCGAGAAGTAAATCGCTACAATGAAAACTTTGTTATGAAAGGTCGTGCTCTTGGAGAACTTGGGCACCCTGATGGACCAACCGTAAACCTTGATAGAGTATCGCACAAAATTTGTGAACTTTATAAAGAGAGTAACAATTTTATCGGTAAAGCTCAACTTCTTTCTACCCCTATGGGTAAGATTGCAGAATCTTTGATCAAAGAAGGAGTTTGTCTTGGCGTTTCTTCTCGTGGTGTTGGTTCACTCAAGATGACCAACGAGGGTCATAAAGTTGTCGGTGAAGATTTTATGCTTGCAACTGCAGCAGATATCGTTGCCGATCCTTCCGCTCCTGATGCTTTTGTTCAGGGAATTATGGAAGGCAAAGAATGGGTTTGGGAAGGAGGAATCCTTCGTGAAAGACTTGCAGAGTCAACAAAAGGTAGAATTAATACTTTAGTTGACCAAAAAATGCTTGAAGAACATAAATTAAACCTATTCCAAGATTTCCTAGCAAATCTCTGATTTATAAATAAATATAGATTTACACACAAAAGATCTAAAAATGTCCGTTGGTAGCAATTTACAAGAAATGGAAAACGTAGTAACCAAAGGGGCAGCACCTGCCGAACCAATGCCAGCTGCTGGAAGCAATGCTTCTGGTATTATGGCTCCAGGTCAAACTGGAAGTTGGGAAGATCTAGGTGGTCCTACTCCCCAGAATTATCGTCCAGATGACAATTCAGCTCAATTAAGAACTCCTGGAGCAACTCTTGCCCAAGTAAAGGATGTTGTTAATAAGAACGCCGCTCCTGCAGATCCTATGCCTGGTGCTGTAAAGGAAGATGAGGATCTCGATGACGAGGAACTCATTGCCGAAGCCGAGCATGATGAAGAAAAGGATGAACCACCCCATAAAGAAGGCAAGAACGAAAAGGGTGAGGAGAAAGAAGGTAAGCACCACGAAAAGGGTGAGAAGAAAGAAGATGAAGTAGAAGAAGAGTATGAAGTCGAAGACGACTTCAACATCGAAGAAGATGTAAATGCTCTTCTTGAGGGTGAAGAGCTTTCTGAGGAATTCCAAGAGAAAGCACGTACTATCTTCGAAGCTGCAATTAGAAGCAAAGTAAATGCTATCAAGGAAGATCTCGAAGCACAATATGAGGCAACTCTAGTTGAAGAACTAGAATCAATCAAAGAAAGTTTGGTTGAGCGTGTAGACGCATATCTAGAGTATGTTGCAGATGAGTGGATTCAAGAAAATGCTCTTGCTGTTGAAGCAGGTCTGCAATCTGAAATTTCCGAGTCCTTTATGACTGGTCTAAAAGGACTTTTTGAAGATCATTATGTATCAATCCCTGAAGAGAAATATGATGTAATCGAGAGTATGGTAGATAAACTTGATGAAATGGAAGCAAAACTCAACGAGCAAATCGAAAAGAACGTTGCTCTAAATAAAAGATTAGCAGAGTCGGTTTCAGATGTAATCTTCTCCGATGTCGCTGAGGGTCTCGCACTTTCTCAGAAGGACAAACTCGCTTCTCTTGCAGAAAATGTTGAGTTTGAAGGTGAAGCTAACTATCGTGAGAAGCTGGTAACTCTGAGGGAATCATATTTCCCAACCAGAACTGCTGGTACTCAAGTAAGAAACCAAAGTGAAAATCTGTCTGAGGAAGTAGATTTTTCTACTAACACTGATGCAGTTGGAGGTGTAATGAGCACCTATCTTCAGACACTCCAAAGAGTTTCTAGAAAGTGATTTCTAAATCATAAAAAAATTCAAACTAACACTTCTAAAGAGGTAAAACAAATGCAAGGATTCAATTCAGAATACCTGCAGGAGAAGTGGGCACCAATCCTCGACTATGATGGACTTGATTCAATCAAAGACCCTCATCGTAGAGCCGTAACCGCTATCCTGCTAGAAAACCAAGAAAAAGAGCTCCGTGAAGCACGTGAGTTTCTTTATGAATCACCAACCAACTCCGCTGGTACTGGTGGATTCGGTGGTGGAGCTACTCCTGCTGGTCCTGTTGCAGGTTTCGACCCTGTACTGATCAGCCTCATCCGCCGCTCAATGCCTAACCTGGTCGCTTATGACCTCGCTGGCGTTCAACCAATGAACGGTCCTACTGGACTCATCTTCGCAATGCGTTCACGCTATGTAAACCAGTCTGGAACTGAAGCTCTGTTCGACGAAGCAGATACTCGTTTCTCTGGTCAAAACAGCTCAAATAGCATTACACCTTCCACACCATATGCTGGTGCTGTTGGTGTTGGTACAACTGCTCCTCAAAGCGGAACCAATCCTGGTCTCCTCAACCCAGAATCAGGTCAAACAAATACTGGAACTACCCCAACTTACGGCGTAGGAACTGGTATGGATACTGGTTATGCTGAAGCACTAGGAGATTCTGGTTCGAACGCATTCAACGAAATGGCTTTCTCAATCGAGAAAGTTACCGTTACTGCTAAGAGCCGCGCTCTGAAGGCAGAGTATTCACTTGAGCTTGCTCAAGACCTCAAGGCAATCCACGGTCTGAATGCCGAAGCGGAACTCGCAAATCTTCTCTCCACAGAGATTCTTGCTGAAATCAACCGCGAAGTCATCAGAACCATCTATAAGGTTGCTAAGTCTGGTGCTCAAGCAAATACCGCTACCGCAGGTATCTTCGACCTCGATGTTGACTCCAACGGTCGTTGGTCAGTTGAGAAGTTCAAGGGTCTTATCTTCCAAATCGAGCGCGATGCTAACGCAATCGCCCAAGAGACTCGTAGAGGAAAGGGCAACCTGATTCTCTGCTCTGCAGACGTTGCCTCCGCCCTAACAATGGCTGGTGTTCTTGATTACACCCCAGCCCTCAACGCTAACCTCCAGGTTGACGACACTGGTAACACCTTCGCTGGTGTTCTCGCTGGTAAGTATCGTGTATACATCGATCCTTATGCAGCAAACGTAGCTGCTTCACAGTACTACGTTGTAGGTTATAAGGGTTCCAGCCCATATGACGCTGGTATGTTCTACTGCCCATATGTACCTCTACAGATGGTACGTGCCGTTGGTCAGGACACCTTCCAGCCCAAGATTGGCTTCAAGACTCGTTATGGTCTTGTTGCTAACCCATTTGCTGAAGGAAACGTTTCCAACCAAGGTCTTGGTCAACTCGCAGTAAACGCAAACCGTTACTATCGTCGTGTTCGCGTAAACAACCTAATGTGAGTCTTGTTCACATTTTCACTAGAGGGTCCAATCGGACCCTCTTTTTTTATCTAAATACAAAATAGTCCCTATTATCTGATTATGTCTGGTACTTCTGATAGACAAATATCAAATAGAAACTATCTTTCGCCAATTGGTTTTAAGTTTAGTTTAGCAAAAGAACCCAAAGTAGCATTTTTCTGCAATTCGGCAAGACTTCCAGAAATTACTCTGGCGACTGCAATTCAACCTTCATACCTAAAGAATCTAGATATCCCTGGTGAGAAGATTACTTATGGGGATTTTACTTTAAGATTTCTTGTGGATGAGAGTCTAGAAAATTATATGGCGATTCATAATTGGATAACTGGATTGGGATTCCCAGAAACTACAGAACAATATACAAATCTAACTACAAATGAAGATGGTTTACGTGAACCGCTCATTGCTTTTAGTGATGGGACACTTCGAATCTTGAATAGCAATTATAGAGATGTCGCTATTATCAAGTTCAAAGATTTGTTCCCAATTTCATTGACCCCACTAGAATTCAATGCTTCAGAAACGACCGTGAACTACTTTACAGCGGACGTTACTTTCAAGTATACTGTGTATAATATTCTTGGAACTGACGGAAATCCCTTATGAATTTGGAAGATATTCAGGAGATGTGGAGCAAAGATTCCGTCATCGATCCTGATAATTTACACGATGAATCTTTAAAAATACCACAACTTCACGCCAAGTATTACACAGTTTATAATACAAT